CACTTTTGTTATAGTTACAGTATCATATATTGAAATATTTACATCATTTGAAGTACCTGAAACAACACATTTATAAATATGACTATTCTCTAAAAATGGACTAACAATTAATCCATCAGTAATTTCTCCAACTATTTCTATATTATCTTTATACCATATATAAGTAGGATCATTTACGCCATAGATATTAGCAAATAAACCAATACTATTTGGTGATATTAAATTACCATTTTTATCATATTTAAAAATTAAACCATCAACAGAAATTAACCTCATATTATAAGTATTTAATCCATTTGTTCCTGGTACACCTTGTTCTCCAACAATTCCTATTTTGCTACCACTAATAGGAATTCTTTCTATATAAGTTATTCCATTTACAACAACACTTGCTTGAATATATGTATCATTTGCTGTAAAACTTCCAACAATAGGTGTGCTAGTATTACCACTTAAAAATCCACTATATGACCATGTTATACTAGTAGGAACAATAATATTTCCATTTTGAATGACAACCACATTATATGCGGATGGAGTAGTTAAACTATTTCCATCGCTATCAAATGTAAAATTTCTTATTCCATCCCTTATTGCAATATTTACACCATTATTAGACAATATAGCAGATATTTCTTTTAATAATATTATTTTAGCATTGTAATAATTAGTAAAATTTAATAAAAATGTTGCTCTATCTACTGTTGAAGTTGTGGTAATATCTACTAATATACTATTAGTTACTAAATAATTATTCAAAATAGTATACATATCAATATAATTATCCACATAATAATTACTTACATCCAATCCTACATTTGCTGCTTGATCAATAATTGTTTGGTATTCACCAGCAATCGTATCCCAGTCTCTTTGAACAACTTTCTTTTCTGTAGAAGTTATTTTATTATCTGCGGATATATCAGTTAATTGCAATATTGCCTCATTTGCATTTTCATTTGCTTGATCTAATGTTTCTAAAACAGTTACAACATTTCTTCCATTAATTGTACCTGTAATATCTCCTTCAAATGCTACATTACTGCTTGGTTGATAAGGATTATTAATTTGAACAATTTCAGATGCTATTATTCTATTACTATTAATATCAGGATCAACAATTCGATATGCTTGAATACCAAAAGTATAATAATTATCAATCGCTACACCATTTAGTATCATTGCATTATTATTATAATCAATATTATATACTTTTTCATTTACTACATCAGTCCCAAATATATAAGAAGTAGATATAGTAGATGAATTATATACATAAACTGTAAATCCATCAATATTATGAGCATCATCAATATTTATATCATAATCCCATTCAAAACTAATATTACAAGATGAATCTGTATTTTTAGTATAATCAATCACTCCTGTTTCTGGTAATGTTGGGTTAGCAGGAATAACTGATATTCTATCATTTCTAATGTTAAAATTTAATGATGAATTATTCCAAGTCGTTACCTGATCTCCAAGATTATCTTCTGTTAAACCATTTGTTATTTTTAAAGCAGTGTTGGCGATAGTTATACTATCTTTATTTATTAATATAGATTTATTAGCATTTCTAATTGTTAAATTATCTCCTAATATTATTTCACCATTAATTTTATCTCCTGCAATTGTTCCATTATTAATTAATGTTGTATATGATTTTCCTCCATCTTCTGTATAGATTACAGAATTATTATTTATTCTAATGAATTTATTAGGATTGTCTTTATCTGAACAAATAATACCTCTATTATCAATAGTTGTTGAATTATTTACTCCGGCATATATTGATTTACTATTTGCATCCCAAGGATTATTTATAATTTCATAAACACTATTAGCAATATCACTTGCATTATCCCACTTAGATTTATTATTTGAAACTGTAGTAAAAACAGATATTGAATCTCTCATTAATTTAATATATTTATCCTCATTTGTTTCAATATCTTTTACATTTGTAATCGTTAATTTTATTTCACTATTTTCAAAATTTCTTTCAATTTGTGTTATTTTACATTGAACATTAATTGACATAATATCCATTTTTACATATACTGTGTCACCTAAACCAATCTTATCCCAATTGAGTTGTTCTTCAATGTAGTCTAAGAAATTAACTATGTCTATTTCAATTTGAGTAACAGGGTTTCTTAATTCATTTAATTTCTTAATGCCATCAATATATAAATCTTTTGCATCAATATAGTTAGTATCAGACCATTCTTTTTGAATTATAAAATCATTCAATTCTACCATATAGGCAGGAGATAAATTATTTTCTAATGCTAAACTATTTTGCAAATTATATATTTGTTGATTTAATTTATTCAATTTTATATTCAGTTTGTTTATCTCACTATTTTTACTACTTATTTGATTTTCTTTGCTAGTTTTTTCAATAGATAAAGCATAGATAGGGGTACTTAAACTTTGTGCAGTATCTAATTCACTTTTTATTGTTGTTAATTGTACATTTAAAGCGGATAATTCTGTATTTTTTACAGTTAATAAATTATTTGTAACATCTTTCTGATTCAATAAATTATTAAATACAGTAGTATTATCATTTAATTTATTTTTCCAATCTAATAAAGCATGACATAATTCATTAGAAAAATAATAACTACTTGTAATTACATTTCTATTAATATCTCTCTCAAAAGGGTATAAAAAAAAGGTAAAATCATCTACATGATTCTTACCTGTTGGATTTACATTATTCATTGTTAGACTATCTTTTCCAAAACATTTAAGTCGAGTACAGAAATCATCTATATTTTGTTCTTTATTTATTCCAGCAAGGTATCTGCCATATGAGAAGGTAAGTCCTTTATCATATCCAATTTTTTCATTTACATATAATGATATTTTTCTATTAACAGTATCAAATTTAATTGTCCCATTAAATGTCTCGCCGATAGATAGTACCATATTTAATACAGATTTTGATTGTATATCAAATGTTCTATAAACATTATCAAATGAAGGATCAATGAAATCAATATTCCAATTTGTCTCCGCTAATACAGATGATAAAATCTTTGTAGCATTATAACTTTCTGCTTTAAATTGACTAATTATTTTATCTGATAAAGTATAAGAATAGCTGTAACATTGGACTTCTTTGATTAAATCTTCTTCATCCATAATATCTATTACTTTATTTATGATAAAATATTCTTCAATATCTCCGATAACCAATTTGACAATATATCTTTCTTTAATATGTTCAATATTAGGATTAATTTGAGAATTAGTATCAAGATTTAATTCATAGAGTATTTTAAAGTTTAATTCGTTGATATTAGATAATTTTTCTTTATAAGTTATATCATAAACTTCTTTCATATATGCTATAGGAATTCTATTAATATTTGGTTTGCATATATATAGTTTTGGGATTAATGGTTGTTTTGAATAGTCAATATCACCTAACATTTTTGTTTTCACCTGACCTTTCTTTTAATTAAAAACTGTAAAAATTATTAAATGTTTCTTGACAATTATATATTATTTTTATATAATATAATTAAAAACTAAAAAAGGAGAGTGCTTAAGAAATGAGAATTAAAAATTATATTATTATTGTGGTTGTTTTATTATTTAATTTGCTAATAGTTAATCAAGTATTTGCTGAAGATGTGTCTGTTGATGATAGTGTTTATAGTAGTGTTTATAAAACATTAAAAAATAGTAGTATTCCAGTAGATTATATTCAAAAAGAACAACAAATTTTAGAAACAAAAGAAAATAACCTTATTATTAAATACAAAAATACAAAAAAACATATTAATAATAATAATTATTTTAATAATTTAAACATAGAAATTTTACAATTAAATAAAAATCAAAATATCGAATTAATAATGCTTGAATTAAAAAACAATCCAGATATTGAATCAGTAGAAAAAGATGAGAAATTATATATTTTAGAACAAGATTCTTTTACAATAAACGATCCATTTTATAATCAACAATGGTATTTAGATTGCATTAAAATACCTAAAGTATGGCAAAAATTAAACACCAATTTAAAAACTAATCCTATTGTTATAGCAGTTATTGATACTGGTATTGAAACAACTCATGAAGAATTTAAAAACAAAATTCATCCAGAAGGATATAATTTTATTTTAAATAATGATAATATCTATGATATTCATGGTCATGGAACTAATGTATCTGGTGTTATTTGCGCTGAAACTAATAATTTTATTGGTATTGCTGGAATTGTTGATAATTTAGATGTTAAAATATTGCCATTGCAAGCAGCATCAAACAATGGAACACTATTTACATCAGACGTTATTAAGGCAATTGATTATGCGATTAAAAAAAATGTTGATGTAATTAATATGAGTATTGGAGTAGGAAGTTACTCAGAAACTTTAAATGAAACAATTCAAAAAGCAGTAAATAAAGGCATTATAGTTATCGCTGGAGCAGGTAATAAAGGAATTAACTCATATAATTATCCTGCATCTTATGATAATGTAATTTCTGTTGGTTCAATAGATGAAAACAAAAACATATCATATTTTTCTAATTATAATGATAAAGTTGATATAGTAGTTCCTGGTGAAAATATCTATACCACTAATATTAATAATTCTTACAAGAATAAGGGTGGAACTTCTTTTTCTACCGCTATAGTATCTGGAGTAGTAGCAATATTAAAATCTGTTGAATCATCATTAACTTCACAAGAAATTTATAATATTCTAACTACTACAGCAGAAGATAGAGGAGAATTAGGGAAAGATGATTATTATGGATATGGTGTTGTTAATACCTTAAATGCAATAAATAATGTAATTGTTAATGATAATGAATGTAAAATATGGGAAACACAATACGATGTTATAAATAATAAAATATGGACAATTAAATTAAATATGCTTATTGATGATTCGACTGTTAATAATAATGTTTATATTTTAGATGAAAATAAAATTAAATTAGATCAAGTTATACTTACAGAAAATGATAAAATTATAATTTATCCACCCTCTAAAAATTATATAAATGGTAAGAGTTATAATTTGTATATCAAAAATAATATTAAATCAAAAAATGGGAAACAACTTATTAACCCAATAAGAATGGAATTTATTATAAAAAATTGACGAATAAATTTAATATTATTTTATAACTGTTCAAGCAAATGGACGGTTATTTTTATTTATATAATTTTTCATTACATACAAATAAGACCTCATTGACGAGGTCTTATTATATTAAAAATGAATTATATTTAATTAGTTAATTTTACTTTCAATTAAATTATTGTTTTTATTCCAACGCTTCAAAATATATTGAATACCCTTTGGTGTCACAAGCGTAACCGGAATATTTATAATTTCACCTTTTAAAAACATAGTTTTTAAAATTACTAAAAAATATCCAGCGTCGATAAATTGTTGCCTGGGGATATTATGACGCTCACCTTTTGACATTAAGATCAATTCATTTCTAAGAAAAGCGAATAATTTATTTCTTCCTTTAAGTTTTAACACTTTGGCAACCTGAAGCATTGTGAAGTTACCTTTTGTGTTAATTACCTGATCATAAAATTCTAATTTAGGTTTTTGTTCTTCAAGTTGTTTTTGAAGTAGTTCTAATTCTCCTTTTCTTAGACCTTCTAAAAGATTCCAAACCCAATCCATAAAAGCATTTGCATTTGACTGTCTACTCCAGCGACATATTTCATACATACCTCTTGCTTCATATAAATATGTGTTTCTTCCGTTTACCAAAGTGGTAAATGAATATTTATCAAGTCGCTCTTTGTGTCTATCATGAATTTTCCCAATTGCAGTCATTGGATCTGAATATTCCAAAGCAATTCCCATTTGCTCTCTTGTCATAAAAATATCATTATTGACATTTCTATACAAATCACACACAGTACCCTGAAAATTTTCACTTTTATATAATACTAAATCATTCATCTTGCTCACCAACTTCATCTACCAGATCCCCTACAAAACTATAAATACAACTATCACAGAAAGATAAAGATAAAGAATTAATAATTGCATTTTCTTCTGGTGAATCATAATGGCTATTATAATTAATGTTGCCATGAATATAATAAATACTTTCTTCCGGCACAAGTATCTCTTTACCACACTTAAAGCATCTAGGATACTCAAATATTTCCTCTGCACAATAAATTTTCCAGTCATAATGTACAGCACTAATGCTTATTTTATCAGAATACAAATCATCATTAATATTACTTATACTATAAATACTGTCAAAAGGAATAAAAGTTTTAAGTTTATTATTGCCATCAATAAGCACAATACAATTATATGTAGTGCAATTAATTTGTAAATTGTTATAAAGAAAAGTTTCTTCAGCACCTTCATTTTGAATAAAAACATTATGCCCAATAAATTTGGTGAGACAATCAAGATTAAGATTTTCTTTTAACATAATAATTAAAACCTCCATAATTTAATATTTATAAGGGCGACTAATTTCAACTGCCTTATAAACATTATTATAGAGGTTTTAACTTGTTATTACAATGGGTGAACAACGTGATAACAAAGCAAATTATGGATTTATATTCTAATACCTATAAATACCTTTGATTCTTGTAGAATTACTCTTTATTTTCATTTAATTTTTCATTTAGCCTATACTCTAATGCAATCATTTGTTCTTTAAGAATCATAATTTCTTTGGATACATCTATTTCTAAATTATAATCTTTCGTAACAACTATATGTTCTTGCATTAATTTATCATGCATTTCTTGTATGATCATTTGTCTTACATAATCAGATAAAGTAGCCCCTTTACTTTCAACATACTTGATAAATTGCTCTTTTAATTTTGCATCCATTCTAATAACTATTTTATCATTTTTGTTAGTTTTATTAACTTTTACTAGATTAGTTTTATTTTTTATTGATAATTTTTCATCCATTATTAATCACACTCCCTATAATATTATACCACAAGTATGTATTTTCACAAAAATAAGATAGAGAATGTTTACAATCATATGTTATCATATATCATAGTAGAAGTCAATATTATTATTTTATTATTCTAATAAATAATTAAAAATATTCAATGTCACATCAAAAATAAATATAGAGAGGATATGTAAATCCTCTCTAATTATATATTATAATCAATTAACTTGTTGCTCAAATTTATTATCTTTTTCTCTATTCTTATCTAAAATTTTCTTTATTAAAGGCAACGATTTAATTTTGCACAAAGTCGTTGCTATATTCAGCATACCTTCCTTTGTTTTCCTTGGTCTAACTACAACCTCGAAAAATCCATTTTCTCCTAAATACTGAGAGTAAGGGACGTTCCTTGTGAATTCTCCATCCATTAAGATCTTTTCCTTTCGCAACATCTTCATTAAATTGTTGCGTCCACATTCACCAAATACACCAGCAACCTGAATGAAATTTAATAAACCATTATCATCCATTACCGCATCGTACATATCTACTTTTGGTTGTAATTCTATTAATTTATTTTCTGCTTCGATTCTTTTATCTTTTTCTTCCTTTAGTGCCGTAAGCAATTTAATACCGAAATCTGGTGACATAATCATTTTTTCTAAAGTCTCTGGGTTTATGTATGCACCATGCTTACGGATAGAAGGAAGAACTTCATCAAACACCCAAGATTCAAATTTTTCAGCAGAAGGTAATTCACTGTTTGCTACAAGTCTATAAATATCACCTTCTGGAATTATATTTACTTCAATTGTTTTAGTTTTACTTTGTGGATGCGGTAGGTTGTGTTTTGCCACCCACCTACAATGGCGTTTAATTGCACTTGTTGTATCTTTATATCCTAATGCTGTAGCAATATCTTTAGCTACAAAGAATATTTTATCTTCAATATTCACAGTTCTTACTTGCCCAAACTCTTCATTGTTAAAAATCATTAAATTATTTTCCATATGATTATCACATTCTCCTTTTATTTTTTATAATCCTTTAATTTAATTTATCATTTATTATAATATTTATTAGTTAATTATAAATCATAATAAAGGACTATCTCTAATTTTCATATCAACACCACCTCAGATTAATAATATAATATGCAAAGGGTACTACATTTTTTAGACTAAGCATATTATACAATAATAAAATAAA